AAGCCATGGAAATCAACAGAGCAATTACCAGTGTTTGGACCGTTGTGGTGAAGGAGGATGAAGTCCTTGACCGGTTTATAGACGAGACCGTCCGGGAGGCGGAAAAGCGGGCCGGAGGCAAAGAGTTCTTCCCTGTAGCCGGAGACGACAACAAGTCAGACCTGCACCGTTATTACTGCGGCGCGCTGGCGGAGTTGTCGGCCCTCCTTGCCCGTCGTACCAGAAGGGTTGGCGGCGGTATTGGTAATGAGACCGACGAGACTACAAAGATGATTACCACCACCTTCTTCATGCCGATGAGCGCAAACCACGAGGACAGCCTGCTTGAAGGGCTGGGCGCACACTGCCTTGACTTTCTTGTGGCCCGTCTCATGGAAAAGTGGGTGGGGCACGGAAGCAATTACGGAGCCGAAGACGAAAAAAACATGATCCGCCAGATTATCCACTTCCGCCGTTTCCCTATCGAAAGACCTTTCAGACCCTTATAGGAGATCCAAGCCATGTATACCAAACTTGTTCCAGGACAAATTATCTTCTACTTTCCCCACAAGCTGCTCTTTGAGAACGTGCAGCACCAGTCGGCCTTCATGTGCAAGAACATTGTCTCCAAGGAGGGCGAAGACCTTTCCGAGCGCTTTGCTATCACGGACGACGAGAAGCCAATGTTTGAACTCTGCGTGGACGAGACCATGCCGGACGTGTTCGATGTGATGAAACCCCTTACTTCCGGGATTGCCGATGCGTGGTACGGCGCCGTCACAGGAGCCGGCTTAATCCAACTGAGCACCAAGCTCGTGGACCTGACGGGGATTGATAATACGGAGAAATACGTTGTCATCCGTATCAACGACCATGAGGCATATAACCCCAACACCGTGAAGCTGGTGGATTCGGCCCTGCGCTCCTCCGTTGAGCAGGGTGTGCTTTCCACATTCTATACCCGCGTGACGCACCCGGATATAACCAAGCTTGCCGCCAGCATGTTCTTGGGGCAGCTGCAAGAACTCGGTCAGCGGATTCTTCCGCTTCGGAAAATGACTCGCTTCCCTTAAAAGGTGGACTCGCCACCGTTTCTTGTTCGTACTCCGGAGGATACCCTTTTATGGGTGTCCTCCACTATTTTTACGGGCTCCATCTTGTTGAAGGCGATATAGTTCCCCACGGCGGTAGTGTCCTGAATATCGTCGTGCGTGCCTTCCATGGCCTCAATCTTGCCGCCAGGGGCGTTCATCAGCCACATGGCTTCATCTGCCGCATCCTGGGAATACTCCATGTAGTCTCCTTCGCGGAGGCGCACCGTATAATCATCGTAGGCCATGTACTTGGTCTGCTTGTTCATGTGCCATCCGATGTGCCGGGTTTCCTTGTCCTTGGTGTTGTCAGGCGTCGTGCGACGGCGGTACAGATTCTCATAGATGCCTCCAAGAGTGTCGAGTACCGTATAAGTATGGTCTCCTTCCGACTTGTCGGCATCGTCCGATTTCTTGTTTTTCGTGTCATAGGTATTGGATTCAATGGCAAGGAGGGCGTTGTTGTAGTAACAGGCCACCATCGCCGCGCGGTAGGCCAGAATGTCCGGGTCTACGTGCATCTTCCATTGTGCCGCCCTTTCCAGCGCGCCAAATTCTCCGGCCATGGAGATGCGGTCAAAGACGGATATAACGGACCAGTCGGCCCGCGGGCTCCTGCCGCCAACGTCCACCGTCACCAGGAAACGGTTCTTGACAATCTTCCCAGCCGGCGCATTGTCAGTGGGCTTAATCCAAATCTTGAGACCTTCCGCGCCAAGCGTGTCGTTGGAGTAGAGCTTGAGATTGTCCAGCACCTTGGGCCCGATGGTGGCGTCTCCGCGAATCTCTCCAACAAACTGAGGTTCACGGACATGCTTCTTGAGCCAGGACAGCAGGTCTTCCGTAAAGTATCGGCCGCTCTTGGACTGGAAGGCTTCTTCGGCAGTGGTGGGATATTCGGACTTCATCTGGAAGTCTGACCAATGGTTCTCGGCCTTGGTGCAGTTGTACCAGTAGATGCCGTCCATAGTCGCGCCCTGCTCCCACTGCCACCAGTTGTATTCCGTCCATGTGGAAACGAACTCAGCCGTGCTGGGGTAGCGGTTGAAGTATCGGCGCGTATAGCGGGCATCCACGAACCATGCAACGAACACGGGCTGCAAGCCGCCCATCTTCTTTTTCTTGTTCTCGCAGGCGGCGAGATACTGCTTATGGAAGAAGTTGCCGATGCCCTTTGCCGTGGATTCCATCACTATCATGGTGCCTGGCGTGTTGAGGACGGTGGAGTAAAGCGTCTGGGCCATATCGTCAGCCTTTACCTCCTTGGTATCTTTCCACAGACCGACCTCTGACAAGTGCAGCATGGAGAAGTCGAAGGAACGCAGGGCCTCCGGCTTGGCGGCAGAGCCTATCTGGATACGGCACCCGCGCTCAGGCACGATTCTGATAACCTCGGTGTTCTCAAAACGGCGGAAAGAAAGGTGGGTGCACCACTTTGGCCGTCTTGCAATGAGGTTCTTGTACATGGTACGCACGTTGACGGACTGCGTTTGGTTGAGGGCAACAATGCAAGAATGCCAGTTTTCATACCAGTAAGTCTGGATCCAGTGCATGTAACACTGTGTAACGGTGGAGCCACCCCACTGACGGGCTTTCACCAGCAGGACTCGGATGGGTTCTCCAGCCAAACGTTGTCTTTCGTATTCTCCAACAAGGATGCGCTGTCCTTCATTCAGAAGAAGTGGGATAAAGGTCTTGGTCTCCTTATCCTGGATCTTCATCGTCATGTATGCGGCGAACTCAAAGTCATACTTGAGCCTGATTTCGAAAAGATGCGCTACGATGGATTCCCTGTTCTCATCCGTGTCAAGTTCTCCACTTGCATTTAGCAAACCGCTCGCCCCATTGTACTTAAGATAGCTCATGACAAAATCGTCACGCAGCATCTCGCTGGGTACAAAGTACGTCTCTCCCTCTATATCAAAAGGAGAGCGAGGGACAACCTCGCCCGTAATATCTCCTCGGACGGGATCGTAAACGCGGAAGTACTTGTTTCGTCTCTCCTTGTCCTCCCGGAGCATTGCCTTTATGTCAACTTCACGAATCATCTTCTACGCATTCTGTAAGCAGGGAAATCAGCTTGTCGTTCCGCTGTATTGAATCCTGCAACCCGCCATTTGCTATTTGCAATTCTTTGATGAGGTCTATGGCTTTTTGTCGGAGTCTTGAAGGATTCACTTTCTGTGAATTTTTGTGCTGGGAAATTATATTCAGAAGCCGCCCCCTGGAGATACCGTACCGGAGTGTAACCGCATCATAGGATTCGTTGCGCGCATCGCTTGGATTCATGCCCTCACGAATCCTGTGGCTGAATATCATATAGAAAAAAGTAACAGCCTCGCGGTTAATTTCCAATGCGTTGTTCTTCATCCCGTACAAAGATAGTAATTTTCTTTAAGTTTTCACATAATGTGAACGCCATCGAACGGAATAAACATATTTTTACACCGAAAAATATCAGTTCTATGGCAGAAGAAACCAAAACACCTCCTACTGAAGCTCCGGCCATGCCGAAGTACCGTGAAAGATTGCGCAGCCGATTCGCTGATGCCAATCCGCAGAGCGACCAGGAATGGGACGAACTGACGGAGCGCGCTCTTTCGGAGGACGAAGAAAATGCAAAAGTCCTCCAGGATATTCTCGATTCCGACAAAGACCTCTCTACGGTCGTCTCCGAAATGATTGTAAACGGAACGCCTTTCCGCGCAGCCGTAGCCAAGTACTTCGACCCGGAAGACCTTGTGGCCAAGGAAGGGGACGAGGACTATGAGTACTATCAGAAGTCCACCGACGAGCGCAAACGCATGGGGCAGGAGTTCCGTGCCCGTGGCGAGGAAAAGCGCAAGAACACCAAGGATGCCTACGACAACATTGACAAGTTTGCCGAGAAGCAGGGCATGGATGCCGCCGCAAAGGACGCATTCATCGGCTTTGTCAACACCCTGTACAACGACCTCTCCGTCCTCAAGCTCACCCCGGAAACCCTGACCAAGCTCTACAAGGCCATGACCTATGACGAGGCCGTGGCGGAGGCGGCAGAGACGGGCGAGATTGACGGGAAGAACGCGGCCATCGAAGCGCAGCGCGTCCGCAAGACCGCAGCTACCGCCGGTGATGGCGTACCTACACCGCAGGGCGGCAGCGCTCCCGTGAAACCCAAGCCGGAACGGAAGAAGACCATCTTCGACGACCTTCCGCAGAAGAAGTTCTAACGTAAAACCACTATAAAAACCCTGAGAACAATGAAATTCGAATCTACCAAGTATCGCTTTATGCGATTCATCGAAGGCCCCGGTTCCACTGAGGTTACCGAGACCAACGCAGGCGAGCCTACTGGAACCACCGTCGTTTCGAAAAATCCAGACGGAACTGCCGAGCCTGGCATCGGCACAGTGGAGCCCGGCTATCTTGAAGATGACCTGAACAAGCAGATTATCAAAATCCGCCCCCAGGACACCCCTATCGACACCTTCACCCGTACCATTGCCAACGTGCAGAAGAGCGAAAGCTGGGAAGCAGGCGGCTGGGAAATCGGCACCCGCGAGACCCGCGACGCTCTGAGCCAGGCTGAGGAAGCCGGCGCAACCACCCTGCACGTGAACAACGGCGACATGTGGAAACCCGGTGACACCTTCATCGTCCACACCGTGGATGGTAACGGCAAGGATACCGGTATCCTCAAGAACACCGGCGTCCCCGTCTCCGGTATCGTCAATGCTGTCAGCGGTAACGTGCTGACCGTTCGCGGCACCAACTACCTCTCCCCTGCAGGTATCATCGGTCAGAGTGCCGCTCTGCCCGCCCTTGCCAACAAGAGCATCATCGAGCGCCTGTCCCCTGCCGTGTCCGAACTGGAGGCTTCCGTGGAAGGCTTCGCCCTGCAGCCGAGCTCCCGCAAGTACTTCAACCAGGTACATATGACCCAGGTGGAGGAATCCGTCATCCACGCCCTGCTCAAGAAGAAAGTCGCCATGGACTTCTCCGTGTACAAGGAGCAGACCCTGTGGGACTTCAAGCGCGGCATGGAGCTCTCCAACCTGTTCGGCGTCGGTGGCCTCACCAAGAACGCCAAGGGTGAACTGGTGCACCTCGCTACCGGTCTGTGGTGGCAGATGGACCGCGAAAAGAGCCTCGGCAACAACCTGACCGACGCGTCCTGGAACGAGTTCGGTAAGTACATCTTCGAGGACAACAACGGTGCTGACCGTCGTCTGTTCTTCGCCGGTAACGACCTCCTGCTCAAGATCGCCAACGTGCCTTCTTACCAGAAGCAGCTGGAGGCCGCCAATACCGAAATGGTACTCGGCCTTCGCGTGTTCAAGATTGAAACCCCGTTCGGCGAACTGCTCATCAAGCCCATGGGCTCTCTGTTCAAGGGCTACTTCTCCAGCTGTGGTATGGTCCTCGACCCGAACTACGTCAAGAAGTATGTCATGGAACCGCTGCAGACCACGCAGCTTGACCTGAACAAGACTGGTCAGCGCCGCGTGGACAACGCAGTCCGTATCCACGAGACCTACTCCCTGTTCCTGGAGAACCTGCCTTGCCATACGAGAATCGTCCCTGGCGTCTAATCGGGAACTCTGTCAATCGTTATGGGGCGGTGGTGCTTTGAACATCGCCGTCCCATTTTTAAAATTAGTTACAATGGCAAAAAAGGTTTACAAAGCATACTTCCTCAAGAGCCTTTCCATCGACCTTCCTGATGGGAGCACAATCGCATTCCAGGGCGGCATCTACTCCGATTCGATGGCGAAGTTCACGACTGACAACACCGCAATCCAGGAGCATCTGGAGTCTTGCCGTGGATTCAACGACACCTTCTATCTGGAGAGCGTGACCGAAGATGCTCCGGTGGTATCCACTACCGCAGAGTCTAAGCCAGCAGTCCAGGAAACGGGCAAGGCTGAGGAACAGCCGAAGGAAAACGCGCCCCTTACTGATGTAAAGGACGTAAAGCGCTTCCACAACATTGTGGAGATGCGTGCAGCCATGGCCGAACTCGGATTTGAGGGCGTGCAGGAAATGAACTACGCTCAGCTCAAATCTGCTGCCGCAAAGGAAGGATACGACTTTCAAATTCAGAAGTAAAATCACCAAAGACAATTACCATTATGAATAACTACAACAAAAACGGACGAATGATTTCCAATATGGGGAAACCGGTTGTTGGTGACATCACCAAGATCCCCAGCGAGATTCTTGCTGCTCTTGAAGCGGGCGACATCGTAATCAAGCAAACTGGTGTGCAGAAGCACGCCTACATTGTGTCGTACAAAGGAGAAGGCGTGGGCCAGGGGCTATGCTTGACCTACACCGACGCTTCCACCGTAGAAACCGTTTCCTACGATTTCACCGCTGACGGTTGGGCTTACAATTCCACGGACCACACCACCCTCACTCCGGATGCTTAATTAGCGCAGAACATGACCAGGAAAGAGCTCATAGCGCAGGTCGCGCTCAGGATGGACGAGATTACGCCCGAATCCGGATTCGTGATTCCCGTTGACGGGGCCGACAACAATCCGCTTTACGAATTGATTGACGGCCTTGCCAATGATGCGGCGCTTGAGCTCTATGCCTCGGCTCCGTATTGGAGACTGCCTTCGCAGGCGTTCCTTTACGATGAGATTAAGGTGGAGCCCATCTTCCCCACAAAGTCCGATTCCAGGAAGATGATCCGCCTGAAAGTGACCGATGCTTTTCTTCGCGTGGCGGTGATTCGCTGCGACGATTTCCATCGGCCCGTTACAGACATTTATCCGGAGCTGTCCGCGGAAGGGAAGCGGCAGCATAACCGCTTTCTCATGGGCAAGGAGGCCAAGCCCGTTGGCGTTATGACGCACGGCTGGTGGAACGATGCGCCTTGCCGTGAGATTGACTGCTACTCGCTGGCTCCGGACTCTACCGTCGGCCCTCGCGCCGGCATTGAAGCATCGTATATCGCCAAGCCGGGAAGGGCGGAAACTATCCCGGACAGGCTGTTCCCTCCGCTGGAATGGCTTATTGCCGCCCGTGCCTTTGAGGCCCGTGGCGACGCCAATCATGGGCAGATTTGCCTTGCAACTGCAAAGAGTTTATTAGTATAAGTTTAGGATATGGGAAAAGCAATCAATACCTGCTGTGACAATCTGGGTTACTTCAACCCGCCGAATGTGTACCGTCCGGCCATCATTGACATCCGTATTGTGGGGGAATACTCCGCAGAGGACGGTGCAACCAACACTTACCGCATCACGCAGAATGACGGGAAGATTTTCGAGTTTGACGTGAAGAACGGCTCCGGTGGCAGTGCTGGTCGTTCCGTGACTTCTGTGGAACAGATTCAGGTTTCCACCGAAAGCCTTGGGAAAAACGTTGCCCGTATCAGGCTTTCCGACGGGACTTATACTGACGTGGAGATTCGCAACGGCGCGCAAGGCGAAGTGGGACCGCAGGGACAGCGCGGCCCTGCCGGCATTGATTCAGTGGAAGCAGC